ACTTCTTGTATCCCGTCTTGTGGTTTTTTAGTATCAATAACTTTAAGATAATATAATCTACCATCTACATACCAATTTCTAAAAATTTCGTGTGCCTTCTTATCAAAATCCATCATCTCTTTGATGTATTTGAATTCTTCACGAATTTTATCTTTTAATTTATCGCTTGCGTTTACGTTACTTAATTCTATTTCTACTGGTGAGTCATATAAATCACTAACTATCGCTTCGTTTACAACATCTTCAACTGCAGAATCTGCTTCTGGATGAAGAACCATCTCACGATATCTCTTCATTAAGTCGTATTCTGTTCTATAAACACCTTCAATATCTACGTATTGACCATAAAAACCACTAGCGATATAATTGTCAACTCCGTCCTCATTGGTTTTGGGGACGGGAGCGACTACCGATGGTGGTTTTTGTTGTTGGTCATCAATAGAGAACCCAAATAGTCTTGGCATAGTATAACCTGCTTTTTATTCTATTATAGCACTATTTATCAGTTTTAGGTAATGCTCTCTCCTCCAGCATTAGCTCCTACTCCTTTAATAGACTCATAGTATAGTACTTGTAATTCTACAGTAAACTCTTGTATTGTGTCAACTGTTTCGTAAGATAAATCAACTTGACTTATTTGAGTTGGGAAAACATCATAGAATCTGTATGTTCTTAATGTAGATCCATCACGATCTAACTGGTGAACATAAGCATCTTCTTGATAATCTGCTGGATTGTTTGTACCTGTTGCATCAGACAATCTATTGATTGAGTTCATCCACTTCTCAAAAGCAGAACGAATCGCAAAGTCAGTATCGTTGATAACTGTGATTGTCCATGTATCAAAGGTTCTGTCTCCAGCAATCTTAAGAATCCTACCTCTAAAGTTAACATCAATTGGAGTGATGTTAGATGCAGGAAGTGCTGCTGCCTTCACCAAGAACCTTGCCTTTTCCTTTACATCGTTGTCAATTGCAATCTCTTCTGGGAAAGCAAGTTCAACTTCAAATAGATTAGGTCTTGCACCACCACCGATCAATTTACTCTTGAAATCGGTAATCTTTCTTAATGGTGGTCTGTTAAGTTGGGTTGCCATTTGTTTTTATACCTCTAATTTAATTAAACAGAACCAATGACTTCATCAAATGAGATGCCAGTTCTTGTAGCAACAAAGGTGAGACCGATAAAGTTAATTGATCTCGATGGTTTAATAAAGATGTCTGCTACAAATTCGTTACTATCTATAACAGCAGCAGTGTTATTTGTTTCATCGCAAATAACTCTGAAATCAAATATTCCACGTTTTGATTGAACATCACGTAAGAATGGTTCAACTATGTTAATGAAATTAGTTCTTGTAATCTCATCGTTGAACTCAAATAGTTGATCTCTTGCAGCAGCCTTAATTGCATTCTCAAGGTAGATGAATAATCTACGAACGTTAATGCGATCAAATGCTGATGCTTTTCCAAATCCTGTTTTGTCACCAAATAGTATGATTCCTGCACCAGGTGAGAAGATAACTGGGTTTACTCTATTCGAGTAAAGTGTATCTCTCTGTGATTGATTTGGATTGTATGCAAGTTTAACTGCATTGAGGATTGTACCTCTTGCTGTTCCCGCTGGTGAGAACCAAGGGAAGTTGTTAATGTCATTTCTTGCACATGTTCCTGCGATGTCTCCGTTCATTGGAACATAGCGGAATGTATCGTTGAAACGATCATACATGTATTTGTAACCACTATCAAATACACCGAATGTAGTTGATGTGATTGGTGAGAAGTAACTGACTAGGTTGTCAGTGATCTGTGAATTTGAGAAAACTGTTACTGATCCAGCAGCGGTATCATTTAAGAATGATCCTCTGTTAGGTGAAACGAATGCGATAGCATCTTTTCTTAATTCAGCGATTGAAATGATTTTATTCGCTAGTGCTTGTGACTCTTCTTTAGTATAATTTGAAGAACCCATGAGTAAGAAGTCTACATCAGTTTCCTCTGGATTTTCAAATAGATCATAACCAGTTCCTAGATCACCAATTGTAACTGTAAATGAACCAGCTTCAGTTGTATCTGCGGTTCCACCATAGTTTTTACCACCAGCTAAAGTTGATGTTACAGGTCCAGATGCAGCGTAACTTATACCTTGTGCATTCTGATCCCATCCATTGTCTGATGCAAAAGTGAAGTTACCAGACTGGAAGTTAGTAGTTGTGATTCCAGCAGGAGCACTACCACCAAATATATTTGTTGAGTTATTATAAAGATATTTTCTCCAGTATGATGGAGTTCCAGCAGAGAATTCAGCATCTTTTGCTTTTGAAAGACTTAAGTGCTTCTCTAAAACTGTTCCTGCATTTCCTGTAACCTTTCCTTCATCATCATATACAACAACATGAACTTCATCAAATCTAGCACTTCTTGATGCTGCGAAGGTTGATGTACCTGGACGGTCAGCAATGTTATTCCATTTAATTGTTGAGTTTGATAATACAATTGTTTGCTGATCAAACCAATCAGATGCTCCAGAAACTGTGGTTGTACTTCCTCCACCTGCATTTGATGCTACTTCATAACTTAATAAACCACCAGTTGCACCTGTGCTGAACTGATATGCTCCACCTGGTTGATAGTCTTTTGAAGTTTCAACACCAGCAGCGGATACATGAGCAACAAATTTAACTTCGATGTTTGCTCCTGTTACACCAGTGACGATTCCTTTAAAGTATCCGTCTAATACTGATGTTCCTCCGACACCTGCTACAACTGTATTTGCAGGAACTGCCTGTGTGACTCCAACACCAACTGTAAGTGTGCTGACTCCAACTGTTAATACTTGATCTGCTTTACTATCGATCAGTGCAACCTTAAGTCCATTTCCCCATGAACCAGGATTTCGTGCTGCGAATGTGACACCTGTGATGGTGCTTGTGTCATAACCCTTATTGTTATAGTCTTCTGTGCTGTCTATTCTAATGCTGTTTGCAGCACCTACGTATGCGTTTGTTAAATCAACATCACCTGCTCTGACAACTCTCATTACTCCACCGTAGGCCAAGTATGATTGAGCTACCATGAAGTGCTCAAAGTGTTTGTCAGTTTCAGATGGTTCACCAAAATTATCTAACAGGTCTTGCTCATTCTCTACAAGGATTGGTTCGTTGACAGGTCCTTTCG